CGTAGGTTATCGCTGTTCTCATTCAATTTTCTCCCAGTTGCTTAAAGCCTCTCTCCACGCATAGTACCCGTCATTCGGTTTTGGGATTGGCGCATTCCAATCAAATGTCGTTTCATTTAAAATCCAACTTTGATATCTTTTAGGCCAAACGAAAGCATCTTTTGATTCATCAAACGAAAATCCAATTTGTGGAAAATTTTTTCTAAAACCTTGCCCAAATATAGAATTTTCATGCCCGAGTTTCCAGTTGCCGCTCAAACTAAACTTTTCAATTAATTGTTGTTCGTTTAAATTTTGGAACGACTCGCCAATATTTAAAATTTCTTCAACAGTGTTGCTAGAATTTATTTTGGCTAAAATATACATTTTTTAATTTAGTGGTCCTATTCTCACCCCGAGCGGGTCTTCTGACAGCGTAACTGATATGTCGTTTACGTTTTTATAAACAAACGTATGCTGCCATTGGGGCGCATAGAAATATTTATATTGATTGTATATCTTGGGAAACTTGTACTGAAATTTTCTATACCCTTGCCTTGCAATCAAAAAGTGAAGAATGCATCTCGCTTCAGCGTCAGATATTCCTTTAAAATCTAATTTAAAGTTTTTTAGAGTATTCGAGTGCAGGCCAAAATTAGTTCGCCTTGTAAAAGAATAAGGTAATTCGCTTTTTATTACTGCAGTTTCTTTAGAGATTTGCGACGAATAAGTGGGCTGAAATTCAAATTCGCGCGTCCACTTTTGACTGTTGGGTATAGTATTCACCACTCCGATTGCGCTAGAGTTATCGCATGTGAAAGCTCCAGTGCAGTAATAAAAAGAATCATATAAATTACCCGTGTTGCTCGGGAAAGTTGCATTTCCAGTGTATCTTACAACGTCATATTTTGAATAACTTGTAAATTGCCCGCCCGCGCCAGAAACCCAATCGCCCCTTACATTGCTTCCAGTTATTAAAGAATTATTCCAATTTAGCAATGTTGAAATTTGATCGGTGCTAGCGCTAACATTAACGTTGTGCAAATCATTTTCATTGTAAGTGTTATCGATCGTATTTACAAAGCAGTTAAACGGTTTGTATATTTGAGCCGCATCTGTGTATAAAAACGACCCAGTTCCTTGCAAACCTTCAAAAAACCCAAGAATTTGCCTAGCTTGTTCTTGTTTGCGATTTTCAAACGGCATTGATATTTGCATTTGCAAATGATTTAAGCCTTTTGGCATAGTGTAGATATAATTATCTATCGCTTCAAAACTAGACAATTCTGAACTAAAAGAAACTTGCATTCCATACGAAGGAGTAAATGTGAACGACGCGGGAATCGTTCCTGTAACATTTTGATCTCTATCGTAGAAAAATGACATTATAAAAATCCTTGATAATTAAGGGTCATCATCGCGTCGTCAGTTGCTGAAGAATTTATTGTTTCTCCTATCAATTCCATATTCGACATTGTGAAGGTTGCTAATGAGCCTATAGTTATACTAATATTTCTTTTGTTTGAATCAATAATATAATCAAAAAGTCTTTTCGATTCGTAGTCGTCGATTCCCAAAGAAAATTGAGCGGTTACCTTGTAAGGCCGCGAAGTAACAACTTCCATTGGCGAGCTACCCGTTGGGAGGTAAAACGCTTGCCTATTGCACTCTACGTTGTATGTAAAAGACTCTATTCTGTTAGTGCCTGTGCCGTCGCATTCAATTAAAATATCTTTTGGCCTTACAACCTTTAAGGTGCCAGTTTGGCTCGCTGTTGTTGAAATTAATCCACTCCCAACGTTGCCATACAGTGAAAAGTCAGCGCTTAAACTTGGGAAATTCCCAACTGCGCAAGATACGGAAAATGAATTTAAATAACCAGAAGTGAAGCCGAAACTTGTAGAAGAAGAATTATAAAACAATCCGCCGCTGATTGCTGTTGTTCCCGTGAAATTTAAAATCAAATCATTTGGCGAAAGATACTTTTGTATGCTTAAAGATGATTGGGGCGGGCCAGAAGTGAATGTGCGAAACTTATTATACCCGATTACATTTAAATGATCAACGGGCAAGGAGTAGCCGAAATTAACGTCAGTGACTCCGAAAATCTTATAGCCACTGAGAAAAACTTCAGCATCATAATTAGCTGTTGATAATTTTGCCATTATCTAGTTCTAAGAGATCCTCCTAAACGCTTTTCTTCATTTAAGGTTTCCATTACTACCATCTTGATCTTCTCTGACATTTTCTTGTAATCTATGCCGCCCTGACTTGAATTTCCTTGAGTTTCTGTTTGCGAGGTTTGGCCAGTAACATTGATATTAATGTTGACATCGCCCATCCCTTTAACGTTAGAATCTGTTGTAGTAGTTGGGGAGGAAGGTGCGGCTTCGCCACCATCCGCGAATCTTGGAGCGCGACCTTGATTCATTGAGTCGAGAAACTGTTTGCCGTACTTGCGAGAAGCGCCGCGATTCATAACGTATTCGCCGCTCATTAGCATAGCTTGGATATCGTCTGTTGGGCCACCTGAAGCGTAGCGGCGAATCATGCCGCCGTAAGCTTGACCCGGCATTTTGAAAGGCTGGGCTCCGCTTAAAAATTGTGTTTTACCAGCGGCTTGACTCATCAAATCGAGTTTTGGTGCTCCACCCGCTGCGCCCGCTGCGCCTATTTTTGCTGGAAAAGCCTTACCAACTCCATAACTTAGCGCAGCCCCCGCAACAGTTCCTATCATTTGCCTCATCAAAGCTTTCTTTTGTTGCTTTTCCGCCTCTTTCTGCTGTTTTTCAAAATCAGATTTATTTTTTAATATATCAAAAGCTTGAATTTTAGCGCCGCGAACTTCTTGATTAATCGTGTCGTCTCCTAATAAAGCGTACCTAGATAATTTTTGGCTTTCGTCTTCAAGATTAATGAACGCGGAACTTCTATTGCCTTTTAAAACATCTGTTGCTCCGCTTGTTGTTGATTGATTTGCGAAAGCTCTCAAAGCATCATCCCCAGAGATCGCTCCTCCTCCACGAGTTCCGGGAACAAACATTCCTCCACTATTCATTCTTTCAAGATTAGAAGCGCCGTATTTTTGCACTGCTGATTTTCTCATTACGAATTCGCCACCAGTGAGCATCGCGGGAACATCGTCACGATAGCCGCTACCTCCGCTTACAACGCCACCTTTTGCCATAGGTATGCCCATTTTTATACCTATTGAACTTGTTATGTTATTGGCCGCATTTTGCAAAAATGCGTTTTGCATTGTTTTCAAAAAGCCCATAGCTACATTTTGCAGAGCGGCTCCAAGGTCATCTGTTTGAGAAATCGCCGCGCCCATCGCATCTCTTAAACCATCTCTAAATCCAAGAGTAGTACTGTAAGAAAAAGCTTCTTTGAAACCAGAAATTTCTTTGTCTATTTCGGTTAGTGCTCTAACTGCACCAGCGCGAGCAGGAGATTTTTCTCTCAATCTTGCTAATTCAACTGTATAAGTTATCTGCTCTTTAAGCTGTTTAATTGCTATATCCCTATATTCTTGCTGAATAGCCAATTGCTCTGAATGTTTTTGATCGGCGTCTTCCATCGCCGTCGCCGACTGGTATAATTGTTTATCTTGTGATTCTGATTCTGTTCCCACATAGCCTTTTTCATTCATATACGCTCTCGCCTCATCTAATTTATTAGTCTTGATTAAAGTGTTTAATATTTTCACTTCTTCAGCTCCTAGCATAGTTAATGAGCTAGCAGCTTTTGAATAAGAATCTTGCCTTGCTCTATTCGCTTGTTTTACTTCGTTATCGTAAGCCCTTTGTATATTTCTAGTTTCTGTTAGCGTCGCTAAAAGCGCATTAGCTTCGACAAGTTTTCTCTCATCTGTTGCGCTAGCAAATGGTTTTCTTGAAATTTCATTTTCTATCTTTACGACTTTTTCTCGCGCCAATAAATCTTCTTTGCCTTGAGTTCCAGCAGTTCGAATATCTTCCATTGATCTAGAAAAATCTAATTGCGATTCTAAACTTTTAGCGTAAATTTCCGCTAATTTAACTCTTTCTTGATCTATCCTTAAACCCTTTGTTTTTTCTTTCGTATCGTAATCGCTACTTTTTGCCGCATTATTATTTTCTATTGTTCGTTTTTGAGTTAGCTTCAATATTTCTTTTAAATTATTTAGCCCTATTGCATCCAAACCCTCAATTGTCTTCGCAACATTTTCGAGATCTTTTCCCGCTTCTAATTGGGCCATTAAACTTTTAAGTTTCTCTTCACTCACTGTAGCTAATTTTTTATCAGCAACTTGTTTTAACGCATCTTCTAATATTTGTTTTTGCACATCAAGGCGTTTATATTCTATTTCTTTCAGTACTTGTTGATCTTGTATTTGATCTCTTTGAGCCTGTGTATATAAACTTGCATTTTTTATAAACTCGGCTTGCGCATCCGTTCTTAATTTTTGAGTTGTTACGAAACCATTTGAAGCGGCAATTTCAATGTCACTAATTTTTGTCACTAACGCAACTCTTTGCTTTAATTCTGAAGTGAAGGTCGCTTCGGCTATAATTTTCTCTTTGCCCCTTCTCACTTCTGCCTCTTGATAAGCTTGTTGTTGAACTTGCAGCGCCTCTTGAATAGTGGTTTTCTCTTTTAAAGCTGCCGTAATAGCTGGATCAAATTGCGGTCCTACATCCACAGGAAATGGCGAGATTTGGTCCATTGCGCCACCCGTCGATTGCATCAAAGAGCGCGCCCTTTTATTTTCTTCTAATTGGGCGGTTTGTTTTTCTAACGTTAAGTCCTGTACTGCTTTTGCCGAAATCCAAAGTTCTTCTCTCTTCTTTTGCATCGCCTCTTGTTCGTTTGCAGAAGTAGCGTCTATCGATCTTAGTTTTAGTTCAGCTGCACTTTTGCCTTTTTGTTCGTATCCAGCGTTTTCTGCTGCCTTTGATTCTTGAACTGCGCTATAAATACCAATGCCTGCTCCAGCAATCATTCCCGCTGGTCCTAGAAATCCAGCAAGTTTTCCAAGCTTTCCCGTCATCCCCTTCAAACCATCCCCGAGCATTCCTCCTATTGCACCATAACCAGCTACGGAAGCTCCTATTTGAGAGAATGCAGTAATAGCTTTCGCTACAGCGCTATCAGTTTGTTTAAATGTTGATTGTAATGTGCTTGTCACTATCTGCAAGCCAATAAACCCAGCCATCAATTTATTTGTAGTTAATAAAGATTTATCATCTTGTTGTTTCGGGGTTATGCTTGACGCAGGTCCAGCTTGTACGGCTTGTACGGCTTGTTGTGGGCTTAAATTTGCTCTACTTTTGATATCCGCTTGTTCAGATAAATACGCTGAGATTTCTGAGTTGCTCGCTGGCTGATTCGTACCGGACCTTATCCACGTTCCTTTAGAATTTTGAAATAGTTCTCTAGCAAAATTCGGCACCCGTCCATTCGGCTCATCTCTTGTATTAATAACCGCAAATCCATTTGGATTTTGTGAGTTTTTTAATTTGCCATCTTTTGTTACGCGAATTTGGCTTGGGTCTAACCCAGCAGCCATTTCGCGTTGAATAGCATCTTCTAATGGACCACCTTGAGCGAAATTTGGGATGTAACCAGAAGATCCTCTTATAGTCGCGCCACTTGGAAGCCCGTTCTTCAACAACTGATTTGGTCCTAGTCGAAGTTTACTCAAATCTACTTTTTCAAATACGTTTTTATCTTTTTCTAAATATCCAGTTTCTCCTTTTGTAAAATAACGAGCAGCTACATTTGTATCTGCTATTGTTGGCCGCTTTTGCGAAAAAGCTTCGCCGCCGCCTTGTACTTTAGAAATTTTTTCTGCAATTTT